TAAATTTGATCTACAGCAGGCGGTACTGGTGCAGCCAATGCTACTACAGCTAGATCAAATTTATCTGCAGCTGCTTCTGGTGCTAATTCTGACATTACATCTATCACAGGTTTAACTACAGCACTTACAGTAGCACAAGGTGGTACAGGTGGAGCAAATGCTACTACAGCAAGAAGTAATTTAGGTCTAGTCATTGGTACAGACGTAGGCGGTATTGCTACATTAGAAACATGGACTGCTTCACAGCGTGGCACAGTTACTACAGATAATGATGGTTCATTTAACATGAACGTCACTAATAATTTCTTATGCACACCTACAGGCACATTTGCACTTACATTTACTAACATTACAGCAGGTCAATCAGGCTATGTATTATTAGTCAACACAGGTGGCTATGCAGTTACCGCAGCAGCTACTACTAAAGTAAATACATCATTCTTAACGACAGTATCAACAGCAGGTACATACTTATTATCATACTTTACAGATGGCACTAATGTTTATGTAACTACTGGTGGAGCAATGGCTTAATGGCTATTTTAAACAATAGTAATGCCATCTCTAGTGGCGGGTACGATATTAACAATAGTTTAAGGTTTCGTTCGTCTGCATCTGCTTATCTAAATAGAACGCCAGTAAGTGCTGGTAACCGCAGAACAATGACATTTAGTGCATGGGTAAAAAGAGGAACTTTTCCAGCATCTCGTCAAGTAATATTTGGAGCACACCCTTCAGATATTGCTTTTATGGGGTTTGAGTCAGACAATACATTTTTTTATGATGTGCAACCAGCGTTTGGAACTAGATATAGATGGAAAACAACTGCTGTATTTCGTGACCCATCTGCTTGGTATCACATTGTTTTTGTCATTGATACCACTAATGCAACAGCGGCAAATAGATTTAAATTTTATGTCAATGGTGTAGATACTCCTTTTAATGTTGATATTGGAGCAACTGGCTATATTCCAATAAATACACAAACTGATTTTAATTCAAATGTTATTCATGCTATTGGTAGTTATGCAAGCTCTATAAATTTACTTTTTGACGGCTACATGGCTGAAGTAAACTTTATTGACGGACAAGCCCTAACACCATCATCATTTGGTGAAACAGATACAACCACAGGTTCATGGAAACCTAAAGCGTACACAGGCACTTATGGCACTAATGGCTTCTACCTTAAATTCTCTGACATAGCTACTACATCAGGTTCTAATGCAGGTCTAGGTAAAGACTTTAGTGGTAACGCAAACTACTGGACTACTAATAACATATCCGTAACTGCTGGCGTAACCTATGATGCTATGATAGACAGTCCTACGCTAACAAGTGCAACTGTGGCTAATTATGCTGTGTTAAATCCACTTAATAAAGATACATCTATTACTGTTACAGATGGAAATATAGCTGCTTCTGCTGCTGGAACTAATATTGGAGTTACAGGTTCAATAGCCATTTCTAGTGGTAAGTGGTATTGGGAAATGACTCAAACAGCAGGCGGAGTTGCAACATCTAATATTATAGGCATTACAGATGCTACCCTTGCAGCAAAAACTGCTGGCTTAACTACAAACAGTTATGGTTATGGCACAGGAACTACTGCATATAAATGGAATGCTGGAACTAATACTGCTTATGGTGTCAATTGGACTAATGGTGATGTTATTGGTGTAGCTTTTGATGCAGATGCTGGAACACTTATATTTTATAAAAATGGTTCAAGTCAAGGAACTGCTTTTACAGGAATATCAGGAACATTTTATCCTGCATTTGGTTTCCAAAGCGGTTCTGCTTACGCTGTAAACTTTGGACAACGACCATTCTCTTACACACCTCCTACAGGCTTTGTAAGATTAAACACATTTAACCTACCTGATAGCACTATCAAAAAAGGTAATACTGTGATGGATGCTACTACATTTACTGGAACTGGGGCATCTCAATCAGTTGTTAATACGGCTGCGTTTAAACCTGATTTAGTTTGGGCTAAAAGTAGAGGTTCTGCACAAGATAATTGGCTTGCTGATTCTAATCGTGGTGCTAATAATATATTATATTCAAATTTAACTAATGCAGAAACGGTTGGTGGTGGAGTTATATCATCCTTTAATTCAAATGGATTTGGTGTAACAAGTGTATTTACCAATGCAGTAGCGTATGTAGGTTGGCAATGGCAAGCTGGACAAGGCACAACATCATCTAACACTAATGGCACTATTACTTCTACTGTATCTGTAAATGCAACTGCTGGGTTTAGTGTGGTGACTTATACAGGAACAGGTGCTAATGCTACAGTAGGACATGGTTTAGGTGTTGCACCAAAGATGGTAATTGTAAAATGTAGGTCATTTGCTTATGGGTGGAATGTATGGCATACGACATTATCAGGAACACAATATTTAAATTTAAACACTACTGGTTCTGTGGGAACGGCTACTGATGCTTGGAATTCTACAATTCCAAATTCAACTGTATTTTCTCTAGGAACTAATCTTGGGTTAAATGAAAGTGGTAAAACTTATGTAGCCTATTGCTGGGCAGAAATAGCAGGGTTTAGTAAGTTTACGAGCTATACTGGTAATGGTAGTGCTGATGGACCATTTATTTTTACAAACTTTCAACCTAAATTTGTTATGATTAAAAAAACAGATACAGCAGGAAATTATTGGGTTATTAGAGATACAACACGAAATACATATAACACAACAGACTTAAACTTGTATCCAAACGTTTCAGATGCGGAAGCAAGTGCTAGTTCAGCTTATATTGACATATTATCAAACGGATTTAAAATTAGAGGCGTAGCAAGTGATGTCAACACATCTAGTGCAACATATATAGTAATGGCATTTGCTTCTAATCCATTTAAGAATTCTAACGCTCGTTGATGCCTAAAAAAATAAACATTATTGGTAAGAAGTTTAATAGACTAACTGTATTAGAAAAAGTTGATGCAGGTAAATATCAATATAAATATTTATGTCAATGTGATTGTGGCAATAAAAAGATAATTCAAAGCACTAGCATTGTTCAAGGCACAACAAAGTCATGTGGTTGTATCAAAACTGAAATGCTTGTTAAAAAGAATTACAAACATGGACAAAGCTATACCTCTGCATATAAATGTGCTTGGTCAAGAGTTATGCACATGAAGCGTAAGTTTAGATTACCTCAATGGGCAGATGTTGAAGCTATTAGACAGTTTTATATGAACAAACCACAAGGATGTGAAGTAGACCATATAATACCTTTAAGTGGTAAAACAGTATCAGGGCTTCATGTATTAGAAAACTTACAGTATCTAACCATTACAGAAAATAGAAGTAAAAATAACAAATTTATAGGAGTGTAACAAATGTTTTTATTAAACGGTAACAGACTTCCAGAAGGCACATCCTTCTATGACTCTAATGGCACTCAATACGGTGCTGGTTGGCTTAACCAATCTACAGAAGCACAGAAACTAGCTATTGGTATTACATGGGTAGCAGACCCTGCACCTGTAGACACTCGTTTCTATTGGGACACAAACTTACCTAAAGCTCTTGAAGATAAACTTGAAACTGTAGAAGGTAAAGAATACATCACTAAAGGTCTTAAGTCTAACTTTATCGCACAAGTTAAAGATACAGCAGGTAAACTACTAAACGCTACTGATTGGTATGTTATTCGTAAAGTTGAACGTAATATAGATATCCCTTCAGAAATAGCTCTAAAACGCACACAAATCGTTACAGAGGCGAATAGATTGGAAACTGATATCAAAGCATCAACTACAGTAGAAGCTCTTATAGAGGTATTAAACGCACAAAATTGGGGTGAGTAATGGCTACGCAAAGAATAGCGTTTACAGAATGGTTGCCAGACCAACCTACAACAGCAAATGCTTTACTAGAGGCTAATAACGTCTATCCTTTAACAATAGGTTATGGACCATTTCCATTATCTGCTGACTATTCTACTGCAGCTAGTGAAGACTTAAACAATGTAACTGCAGCTAAATTTAATTTAGAAACACAACTATTTGCAGGTGGAGCTACTAAACTATTTAAGTTTAATTCAGCGACAGCAGGTTTATCAGATGTAAGCAAGTCAGGTGGTTATGCTGGTTCAGACCGTTGGAGTTTTACACAGTTTGGTGATGCTGTATTGGCATCTAACAATAACGCTAAAATACAAGCATGGTATGTAGGAACATCTACTGCTTTTGCAGACGTAGCTGCTACTGCACCTATCGCTAAATTTATTACAGTAGTTCGTGACTTTGTAGTCGCTGCTAACATTAGTGGTGAACCTAACAAGCTAATCTGGTCGGATATCAATGATGAAACTGACTGGACTTCAGGTGGTGCATCTCAATCTGACTATCAGGTAATCGCAGAAGGCGGTAACATAGTTGGAATTACAGGTGGCGAGTTTGGTATCGTTTTACTAGAACGTGCTATCTACCGTATGTCATATATTGGCTCACCATTATTCTTTCAGTTTGACGCTATTTCAAGAAATTTAGGTTGTAATACAGCAGGCTCAATTACACAATATGGACCTAATACATATTTTCTAGCTGATGACGGTTTCTATATGTGTGACGGTACTAATGTAATGAATATTGGTAACGATAAGATAGACGAATACTTTTATGATAACATGGCTATAGCACAACAAGAAACTATTAGTGCTGCTGTAGACCCTATTCGTAATATTGTCGTATGGAATTATCCTAATACATCTGGTGGTCGTTCACTTCTTATTTACAATTGGCTAGTTAAGAAATGGTCTACTGCTGATACTACTTCAGAGTACGTTGTATCACTTGCTTCATCTACTATTGCATTAGAAGGTTTAGATGCGTATGGTACGATAGACTCACTTCCTGCTTCATTAGACAGTCGTATTTGGTCAGGCGGTAAGTTCTTATTTGGTGGTGCAGACGGTGCTAAAATTGTTACATTTACAGGTGCTAACTCCACTGCTACTATAGTGGTAGGTGAAATGGAATTTGGATATAATTCTGTAGTCACTAATGCTAGATCTCAAATAGATAATGGTGCAGTTACAATGGCTATTGCATCTCGCAGAGAATTAAATGATGCAGTTACATACAGTTCTACAGTTACACAAAACTCTGATGGTAAATGTCCTTTAAGGTCTTATGGTCGTTATCATAGACTTAAAGTTACTCCCACAGGAACATGGACTCATGCTATCTCTGTAGACGTAGACTATACACAAAGTGGCGGTAGATAATGTCTAGGGACATGTATCGTAAGTTAAACTGGCAAGGTGGAACACCTCGTGAAGTATCAGAAATAGTAAACAACCTTGTAGAAGGTAAGTCTAACAACACAGGTGAAATTACTTTAAATACAGGCAATGCTACAACTACCACGATATCTGATGAAAGAATAGGTTATAATAGTATAATATTACTAACACCTATTAGTACTGCTGCTGGTAGTGATACTGTTCCTTATGGTGCGTTTCAAGACTCAACTGACCAGACTGCTGCATCAACAACAGCAGCTTATGCAATTACATTTAACACTACTGACTTTTCTAATGGTGTTTATTTGTCAAACAGTTCTAGGCTTAATGTAAGAAATAGTGGTCTTTATAATTTAGAGTTTTCTATACAGTTTAAGAATACAACTAACGACTCTCAACACGCAGACGTTTGGTTTAGAAAAAATGGCACAGATATTCCAGCATCAAATAGTTGGTTTGGTATATCCCCAAGAAAATCTGCTGGTGACCCAAGTCATATTATTGGTGCATTAAACTTTTATGTAGAATTAGTAGCAGATGACTATGTTGAACTTATGTGGAAAGTATCTAATACTGGTGTGTCTATAGAACATTATGCAGCAGGCACAAGTCCAACAAGACCAGCTACACCAAGCGTTATTACTACAATGAGTTATGTATCAACTTCAGCATCTACT